CCCGACTGCAAAGTCGGACCGGCGTATTAGCCAACCGAAGTTGGGATACGCTGTTAGGATTAGATTCCTAATATGGTTGTGAATCCAAGCACTTTAACCGTCTCCTGTGAAGGAAAGCAGTTAAATCATGAAACTTAAGTGAGGATTGTTTTAGTGTAAAGAGGTAACAGCCTAAAAGCGTACTCAATGAACCCCAGGCCAGTGGCTGGAGTGAATACTTCAGATGGGCTGTCAAAATATGTAGGAAGTACTTTGGGGGGTCTCTTACTGATAATAGGTAAGAGAAAAATAGTTACCCTTACCCCTACCCGGGGTTTGGGGCTTTCTACAAGTAGTCATCTTGCGAAAGACTGGCGAACAAAGGTAGGTACCTAACTAGGGCACGCTAGAAAGCTTTAACCCTAATCGGTCTGTTAGACTGAAAGGAGGAGCTGGAGAGCTGGCAAAGCCAGTTCGGCATCGAAGCGAGAGCTAGATGTTGGAGCGGAAAGGTCAGATTGTCACTTCTGACAGATCTACCGTCTCGGAAACGAGAATATTTTGGCATCGGATCCCCATCTGAGGGAACCCTTCAGCCGTCGTACCATATCTGTAAAAGAGGTACTCGATCAGTTCTGGAAGCGAGTAATCGCAAAGAGAAATCTTTCCAGGAGAGCACGCTAGGGCGCGACCCGAAATGCAAAACCCATCACCCCGTGGTGGAGGGCTGATCTTTCCTTGATATAGGATGTGTCAACGACACGGGCAACCTCGAAAGAGGCTGCCTTAGCCTACTAAGGCGACCTGCGGCCCACCCCTCCTAGGAGGGGATGGAGAACCGAAGGGTGAACAAATTTAAAAGGTGACTTTTATCTTTGAGATGATGAACACTATGAATCTTAAACATATGTATAAGATCTTAGTGCCAAAATCCCTCACCTGGTCCGTCTGTGTAAAATCAGACGTAAAATTAGCGGTTGCTTTCGCAAGATTGCTCCCGTTAATCTTTGGTAAGGTGTCCGTGTCTAAGATAAAAGTTGTTTGGCATTTTGCAAGATTTTGTAGCAAAATGCATAGAACCCGAGGCCCAAAGGGACTTGCGCTCTATCTGAAAGCCTGTTGTGTGATAACACAGCAGGTGGCAGGAGGAATGCAAGTGAAATCCCCTTGGGTATTAGGCTCAAACATTGCTCGTACCAAATCAGGTATACCGAGACTAATTCCTCACGGTCACCGTCAGTCTATACTGGCTGGCGACGTAGGCGTGATTAGACTTTGGTTGAGTCTTCTCGGACTTTATCGAGTGATAGAGTTCAAAGGAGCGCTAAAGTTGAAAACAATTACGGAGCCCGGGAAAGATATTTCCCAGGTTCGACGTGAGTTCAAGAAGTTTTGGGGTGACTTCCTTGATTCTTTATCGGTTCACACCGGTAAGGAGTCTCGGATAGACCCCTCCATGACCCTTGATCCTAAGTCCCTCCCACCTATCTTGAAAGCTAGCCCAGCCATTGGTGGAAACACCAGTGTCTGTAATTTCGTTATTGATTCAATAGCGATTTATTCAGATACCGAATATTATTCGGCGCTGAAGGAGTGGTTAGTAGAGGTAGATGGGTTGGACCTACTCTGGGCATTGAAATCCATAGGTGAAGTATATCACCGCGTGGGTCTCGATGTCCTTATCCGATGGTGAGGGAAACCCTTACCATTGGGGAGATTAGGTTTCTTGGAGGAACCTGGTAAGATACGAGTGGTGGCAATGGTGCCACTTTTGATCCAGGGTATCATGAAACCCCTTCATGATTGGATTTTCTCGTTGTTACGAGTAATCGTGACAGATGGGACGTTCAATCAGATAAGACCAGTCACTAC